TGAATACATCCTCTTTGAAATATCTTCCTGTTTTGAGTGAACCATCTGCTTTTCTGAATCTGAATTTCTCGTCGCAACGATCAATTGTGATTTCGTATTCCTGCATAAGCAGATTTGCAAGTTCCTGTTTTGTCAGAAGGCGTTTGTTGGATGCTCCTAAGACTGCTGCCTGCATTGCAGTGTTGTTTCTCATATAGTTAATCATTTTGAGAGATGTAAGGGCTTTGTTTACTACGAAACCGTTATCCTCTGCAATGGCAACCATCTTCTGGATATCGCCCATAATATCTGCATCTGGCTTAGACCAGTCTGTCATTTCTACCTTTGCGCTGGACGGAACGCCGTAATCAATGCTCATATCAACGTTGTTCTCTTTGACTTTTACTGCACCAGTAGAAAGGAACTGTCCTTTCATGACATTTGCTCTGGCAACAACGCCTTCAAACAGGTTAGCTGCATCATCAAATACAAATCTCTTTAAGTTCTCATCATCCGGCGCACCATTTTCAATTGCCTGCTGTAATCTCTCAGACTGATTGATTTTTCTCTTAATAAAGAGCTTTTCAGTCAGAATTTTTTCGAAGCCCGGTCTTGTTCCGATTTCTGCTTCAGTATCAAGTGCATGAACGAATGCTACCTCTGGAAGTCTCTGTCCAGCCATAAGTCTGTAGTATTCGGCTTTCAGGAACTGGGTTTTGACATCCGGGAAGATGGTGTCAAGAATGCCTGGTCTTTTTACGCTGAAATCCTGGGAAAAGTTAAGTCTTTCTTCCTGTGTGATTGATTCTAAAATATTAAATGGCATCTGCTTACCTCCTTAAAATTCTGGGTCTGTAGTGGTTACAAAGACGATACCTGCTTTTTCAAGCTCTGTTTTTGCAGTGGTTTCTACTGTTACCGGAAGTCTTTTTTCAAGAACACGTCCTGCAACAATTACGGAAATCGGTCGTTTTGTATCGTCTGTCATATCGACGTCTTCAAACACAATGCCTTTAGCACCAGTTGCGTTTGTCGGATATACAGAACCTGCCTTGATAATCTTCTTAGTTCCAACGGTTTCAGCATTCGTCTGTTCTGCTGTATAGGTTTTAAGTACCAGTCCTACCTCGGATTCGAGGATATTAGGTGTGGATTCGTACTGCTCTGTTTTCATAAAAGCCATAATCTAAATCTCCTTTTCTTAAATATTTACTGGGGCATTATCGTCTGCCGGTTTATTTTCTGGACACATTTTTGCTGAGTACGCTTTTGCATATTCAGATGCTTCGCTTTTCTTTTCTGGTTCTCCGCCAGATTTACCGCCGCCCGGATTAGGTGTGTTTTCAAGGGCTTCTTTTTCCCATGCGGCTTTTGCGGTATCAAGCGTTGATTTATTTACTTCGGAAATTCCATCAACAAAAGTCTGGGCTTCTTTGAGTGCATCTTCGGCATCCATATTTGAGAATGCTTTGATTGCTCCTGCGTAGGCATCTCCTTTCATTCCTGCACTCGCAAAAATAGAAGTGATTTTACCTGTCAGAGCGTCTTTCTGAGCTGCTTTAAGTGCAGATTCGAGATCAGAAATTCTTTTTTCATTTGTTGCTTTCTCTTTCTGACGTTCCAGTTCTGCTTTCTCAGCATCTGTCATGTTCTGCCGTTTGAGTTCTTCCAGTTCTGTTTCCAGTGCATCTGCTTTTTCAGCTTGTTCTTTTACTTTCTGGGCTTTTGCTTTTTCCTTAGCTACATCAGAATTTGACTGATTCAGGAAAGAGGTAATCTGCTCATCGGTTGCATCTGGAAAAATCTTTTTTACATCTTCTCTTGTCATTGAAATCTCCTGTCACCAATACGCTTTTTTTACGCTGTTCGCTCAGCTCAAGGTGTCTCCCATGATTACGCTATCGGGGTGCATATTTTTTTAATAAAAAAGAGACGATTTTACTCGTCTCTAAATTAACTGTATTGAATTGAACACCAGCAGTTTACAATCTCGTCTGCCGAAGCTCCTAGAGAATGATCGGTCGGAAACATCAATAGACTGTCTCCGACTGAAAATGGTTCATTTATAGGGATTGTGGTTCCACCAACTTAAAGATGTGTTTTACGTTCCCTTTTGTCTCCAACATCTATCCATGTCTTTTTGGTTTTTCCTGATTTCAAGGCTTTTGAATACTGCCTGTAATTCAGAATCGAATTGGCTTCGCATTCAGAAATGAACATTGCCCGGTCATTAGACAGGTAATAATCATCTGTGGCCTGCTCTGAATCAGGATGTTTTTCGACGATATGCGAAAATGTTGTGCCAATAATCTGTTTTGAAGTTTCGAGAACATATTCTTTGATATATGAATCAATCAGCATATATCCCAAGACTACATTCAGATATTTGTCATAAAATTGAGTCTGGATATATTCTCTGTTTGTTTCTCCGCTTTCTATGGTTGTTTCTATCAGCGCCAAAATATAAAGGACAACTTCTTCCATTTGTTCGGAAAAAGCTATCCTTTCTTGCTTTTCTTTGTCTGATGTTGACATTTTGCTGAAATATTCTTTATACGGTTCACTTCTGCGATTGTTGGGTCTGATATTTAATTCATCGTATGATGAAACACTCATTCTGAAATCACATCCTTATTGAAGCCATTCAGCAAATCTTGTGCTTTTTGCAATTCTGAATCTGGGTCTGCTAATTCTGGGTAAATGGTTCCGAGGTAAGGTAAACTCATTTCATATACTTTTTGTGGATCACTAAATAATCCGCAAGTAATCAATGCAATAAGCGGATGGATTTTATTTTTGAACAGATAATCAAGCGCCTGCGCTTTGACAAGCATGTTATCCGTTGGGTTTCTGGTGATTTTTACATCAAAATCTCTGGTCGAGATATTTACATCCATTGAAGTTTTTCGGATGATATTCAAAATGATTCTTGCAGATGCTTTTTCAGCTTCTTTCGTGAACGCTTCTACCAATTTTGCGTCTCGTTCTGCAAAATCCCAACCATTCCTAAGATACACTGCATTTCCCGTGTCTCCACCGGTATTGCCCTGTCGATTCGGCATTGCTTCTACAATCAGCATATTGTTGTAAATATCATCTTTTGCAACCTGGCTCTCTGACTGATTTAGTTCAGCAGTCATTAAGTCAACGTCTGATTGTGTTCCATTCCCGACGTCTTTTACAGATACAGCACCGAGTTTTATCATTTTTACAAATTCTGCTTCGTCAATCTCACAGTTTTTGAATTTCATCAAGGCTTGTACGAACTGCTCAACCCCATTCAACCTGTCAGATTGATATTTATTGATTGCGTCATACATCGTGATCGCAATTTCAATGTCAGAAAGTCTGTCGTGATTATTTGGGTATTCAATAATAGGAATACCGCCAAAACCATTGATTCCAGATTCTGTTACCGCTCCATTTTGAATTTTGAAATACTGTCTGGAAGAATAACACTGGTAATACTGCTGATTGTCCTCGTCTTTTAAAATCTGAACGGAAAGCACTGGTTTGCCAGTAACGCTTGAATAAACAATATATACATCCTGCGGTGATGGGATAAATATTCTGAAAGGTGGTAAGTCTCCATCCTTTGTCCATTCATCCTCTCTCAGGATTGCTTTATATGCAGTTCCTACCGCGCTCTGGTATATCCCAAGTTGAATATTTCTGGCATCTGCATTGGCTTCGTCCAGATAATCATTGAGCCTATCAACTTGTTCGTTTGTTTGTTCGCTCGCTTTTTTCTTCTTGCAGACATACTGAATAGGTTCTCCGTATATCTGTCCTGCCTTGAATTTGACTGTTTCAAGGGCATGATTCTCAACAACTTTATTGTTGACCTCTGGGCGAACAAGTTTTTCACGATATAAAATTGGCTGATCGCCTTTGTAATATCTGTAAAGATAATCCATCAGGGTTCTATTCCTGTTATGGATTCCGATTGTATCAGAAAGGACCTGTGCCACGTTCTGGGGAGTAATCTGGTCTACGCCAGTATAGGCAGTTTTTCTGCCAAACTCGCCTTGGCATAGGTCAACAAAGTTTATTTTGTTTCTCCCCACTGCCTGTCCTCCTATTTTTCTGCATGAAAAAAGCACCAAGGTTTGGCCTCAGTGCTTATTTTACAGCTTATATTATATAATATATTACCAATATGATTCCATATGATTGCATACTATCTTTTGAATCCTTTTACTTTTCTGACTGATTCAATTGCTTTCAAATGGCAAGAACGGATATGCTGAATTGAATATCCCATTTCGTCAGCTACTGTAACCAGACTTTTGTATTCCACATATTTTTTGTGCAGCAACTGTGAATATAAAGAATTATCAAGACTATTAATGGTGCTTGATACTTCCTGTTGAATATCAGACATTTCAGAAATATCTTTGGCAATTTCTTGTTGCAGATCAGCAATCTTTACGATTGTATCGCCTACATGATCTTTTGTGCCGGATGTTTGAACTTTTTCTCCCATTGAAAAAGAAGATAAACTTGTAGCCAACATTCTGAGCTGGTATTCTTCAGAAATTTTGTTTTCGATTTTTCTCTTATAATCACGAACTTGTTCTAAGTATTCTCTTGTGGTCATATTATCTCCTTCCCCAAAGTGGATTGTGCATCGCAGTTGCTTTCCCGCCTAATGGATTCTGCACGTACTCTGCCATCATTGCCAAGCTGTCCGGGCCATCATCGTGAGCTACTTTTGCTCTTGTGGTATATGTGGTTACATTTGCCATAAATAAGCCGTAGTCGGATTTTGGTTTATACTGGCTTGGATGCAAAAAATAAAAATGTTTTGATATGTAATCAGAATTTACAAGAATTTTTGTTTCTTTATTTGCTTGCGTAGGTCTTGTTTCGATATCCGCTCGGCATTTCCCTGAGATTATCTTTTGAATGTTGTGCGCAACACGATTTCCTACGTTATTTGACTCGAATCTAATTTTGTGTGGATTGTGTTTTATCAAGATATCAGCAGTCTTTCTGTCCAGGATGTCGTAATCTGTGGTATCATCGAAAACAACGTCCGGGATAAAAAATTTATCCCCATATTGATATGCAATAGGTAATGATTCAAAATCTGTACCTTTATCTTTTGTATCACATACTGCCCATATCGCATCTGCTTCTCTGTCTGGTATAATTGTGTATTCGTCCGTGCATCCGTTGGGAACGTCTTCTTTGCCAAAGAAAAATCTTTTTAGCTTATCTGGCGGAAGCAATAATCCTTCACGTTCTACTGGTTGTTGCTGATAAAGACAGTTATAAGAGATTTCGTCCATGGACTCTTTAGCATCGTTGAAATACTTCTCAGAGAACCCATTTACTGTGAATAAAAAATTGCTTTTGCCATTCTCGTCAAGTGCCGGTACTGCTATAAACCTTGCTCTAGGGTTCCCGGCGTATAACTGCTGTAGCTTTCCAATAGGGTCATGAACTGACCATCTTGTAGCTATATAAAACTCTTTGCAACCCTCTAGCCTACGAGAGCGCAAGTCATTTACTACTTTTGTCCATAAGGTGTCCAGTCGATTCTTGTTCAGTGCTTCTTCGATACCAGACACAAGGTCATCGGCGGTAAGAAATCTGTTACAACGGGTAGCTCCTGTCAATGAACCATCAATGGATCTGAACGTCCAAGTCTTAAATCGTCCGTTTCTTTCGAGATTGACCGTAGTTTCCTTTGCATTTGTTCCCTGTATTTCTACATTCGGAAAAATCTCATGCCATGTGTACTCAACCGAATCATTGATGATTTCCAGAACTCCATCATAAAGTGAACGTGTCAGAATACTACTGTGCGCTGATGACAGGTTGAAATCATTCGGAAACCACCCGCCTACCAGAGACAGAAAGAAATCTTCAAGAGTAGATTTTCCGCAACCGGGTGGTACGCTCAGCGCAAATATATCAAGTTTATCATCCATCAAGTCTTGTAAAGAGCCGATGATATTGTGCTTCAAGAACACATTTCTTCTTGGCTGATAGAAGCGTTCTTTTAATATTCTGTTCTTTTCCAGATACAGTAGACCACTGTCAACCTGATAGTTTCGGGCTTCGAACAGAAGATATTTGTAGTAGAGGTCTTCAAATTCTTTTGAACCTGTTTGAAGCAACTGATTAAGCGCAGCTTCTTTTCCAATATTGCTTAATCCTATGCCTTTTTCACGATAATTCGGGTATTCTTTGAAAGAATGTTTTTCATCCATTAAGTAGACAAGGGAATATAACTTATTCCACTTTGTTTCCGGGCTTAGATTACTGTTGATGATGTTATTTCCGATCATCACATACCATTCCGGCGATTCTTCAATAATTTTTTGCATAAAAATAGAGCCAGACCTCCTTTCTTCTTAAGATTTAGTCTGGCTCTCATGTGGCTCTTTGACTGTTATTCACTTGCTTTGAAGTTATATATAGGTTTGATAATATCAACTATTTCTACGGTATCTTTGATGTTATCAATAATTTCTTGCGGTGGTTTGTAAGCCATAGGGCTTTCATCAATCGTAGATTTCTGAACGGATGTTGTATATATCCCATTCATAGACTTTTTAAATTCTTCTAACGATATGTTTTCTTTTGCTTTTGATCGGCTCATGATACGTCCTGCACCATGCGGGGCTGAACAATTCCAGTCCTCGTTTCCTTTCCCGAATGCGATAATGCATCCGTCTCGCATATTCATTGGGATAAGAACTTTCTCACCATATTTAGCTGATATTGCACCTTTGCGAACAATGTTTGTATCGTGGTCAATATAATTATGAATTGTATCAAACCATGTATTTCTTTGGAATGTCCACTTCATAGTGTAAAATATAGCACTCTGTATACATCGTCTGTTTATTCTTGCAAATTCTTGACAAATTTTCATATCATGCAGATATTGTTTTCTGTGTTCTCCTGTTAAGTAACACAATTCTTTCGGAATACCCAGTTTGTCTGGCTTCCATTTTCGTTTTAATTCGTCAATACCATTTTGGATTTCCTTGTGTCTGCCAGAACGCTTGTATTCTTTCACCAATTTTTGTATTTCAGTTTCGAGCTTGTCTGTACCCTGCATGTCTTCTATGGCAATTTTTTGATATATTTCATCTACTTGTTTTCCAAGATTGCGACTTCCAGTGTGAATTACAAGATAATTTATCCCTTTTGAATCAGTGTCAACTTCAATAAAATGATTTCCGCCCCCAAGCGTACCAAGGCTCCTGCGAATCCATTCGATATTTTTAAGCTGATGGAAGCAGTGAAGTTCTTCTAATTCTTCAAAATTTATGATTTCGTCACGTACATTTCTTCCTGCCGGAACATTGTTTCTTATTGCTTTGTCAAGGTTTTTTAAATCTATTGTCCCCACATCGGCAGGAATTTGTGTTGTAAGCATTCCACATCCAATGTCCACACCAACAATGTTCGGAATTACTTTATCTCCGAGATCAGCAGTAAATCCAATTACACACCCTGCTCCTGCGTGAACATCTGGCATGATTCGCACTTTGCATTCAGAAAATGAAGGCTGTTTTATCAATGCATAAATCTGATTTAATGCTTCTGGTTCGATGTTTTCTGTAAATATCTTCAAGTCACTCATAATGGCACTCCTTTCTGGCTCTCTGACTGGTTATTCTAACCAATCATTATCTAAGTAATAAAATCCAAAAACAACCATTCCTGTCAAGATAACCCAGAAAACACAGAATAAAACTAACCATACTCCGGTTTCCAAATGTTTTACCGTTTCTTCGATGTTTCGGTTGTTGTAAAATTTAGTCTTATCACTGATTGTTTTATCTTTTAATGACGTAAAGATTGTTCCTTTGTACTTTGTCTCAACTCCGTAGTACTTATACCTGATACGGCTTGACTCTTTTACCGTATCAATGTACTCATCATCTGGAAGAATAATTTTATTGCTCTTGAAATCAATTCCACAGAAATTTATCTTTTTAGCTTTCTTACTTTCTTTTCCTACATAATCCCATGTCCAATACGTTTCTGTGGTGTAATATTTATGCTTTCCAGAACCATGTGAAACTCTTCTGGTATGCATGGTATATTTTTCTTTTACTTTCTTAACATAAATGTATTTGCCACCGATTTCGGGGTAAGTAACTGCATCTACAGCCTTTAATTTGCCATATACAAAAGCATTTCCAATATTGGTTTCCATTCCATACTGAAATAAATCCGTGGACTCAATCTTTACTGCTTTATTGTATTTATCGTTTTGGTTTATCTGCCAGTCGGATATTTTGGAAGAAATTAATACTCCAATAAGAAGCATTATTGCAATAATTGAAATACTAGCGATAATCTCTCTTCTTGTTATCTCAAATTCTCCAAAATTCCAACCTCTTTTCGTCTTCATAGCTATTCCTCAAACAAATTCTGTGGTGCTGATTCTGGTGCATCAAAATCGAGTAATTTAAATTCTTTTTTGTCATATCCAAGCATATTCAAGAATGATCTCTGAGGAAACGCTTTTACATATTTGCGGTATGCTTTGACAGACTTGTTGTAGTTTTCTCTGTATTCTGCGATAAGATTTTCTGTCATAGAAAGTTCTGTCATAAGTTGCTTGTAATTCTCAGAAGATTTCAATTCCGGGTATGCCTCACTCACGGCTGAAATTGCAGTAGTTACATTCTCAATATCATTTGAACTAGAAGCTCTTCCAGAAACAATGGCTTTTAATGTTTCACTCTCGTGCTTGTCATATTGTTTCACGCAATCCACAAGGTTGTACACCAGATTAACTCTGCGTTTTTCCTGTATCTTGATGTCTGAAGATGCTGATTCCACCTGTTCTTCCAATGATATTGCATGATTCTGGAAACTCTGCACTCCAAAGATTCCGAATATTACAATTGCCATAACTCCTACAAGTGAAATTAATAATACTTTCCATGCATTTTTCATAATTATTTATCCTCCCATAAAAATTTATCTATTCCTCGCGCATTGTCAACTGCTCTTTTCAAAATAAGTAATCCGCATTTCTTACAATAATACGGATGAAAACGTTGATTAGAGCCACATGGCTTAAATTCAGTAAAATCATAATTGTACGGATTGAATATCTTACATTCTTCAAAATCATGGTCACATTCTGGAATCTTCATTTAATCACCTCACTGGAATTCCTAACTGTTTGTAAGTGAATACGGCAGTGTACTTATTCCCACATTTGTAGCAAGTTTCCGTAATAGTGCAATTCTTTTCTTTGTCATTACATTTCGATTTTGTGTCCGAACTTTTGAACTTGCAACCACCTGTTAAAAAACATTTAATCCGTTTTCTGTTCATACATTGACCATAAACTCTTTCTTGCAGTTGCTTCCCTTACATTTATACGGCATCCGATAAATCTTTGTGGTCGGGAAAATCTTTAAGGCTTTCTTTCCGCAAAACGGACAAATCACCCACTTTGTACCATTTTCCATTTTAATTTGTGCTGAGCCGTCCCATGGCCCGGGTATATTCATATATTCAGAGAAGTCTACTCCCTCTGATTCAAGTGCTGTTTTAATGCTCATTTACCGTTGTCCTTTCTGATCAATGTCAAAATCGTCAAATAATTGTCCCCGATGTAATCTGCTTTCCATGTTTTTGAAAGATTTACAGTTTTGTTGTATATTACGGTCGTATTCCCGGCCAGAAGCAAGTGTCTGTCTGGATAGAACCTGGTCGGAATGTTCATTCGGTGGCATTCTCCCTCGATATTGTATGTGGTATCAAGAAAATCAATGTCTGAGCCTGAATAAATAATTCTCATCAGCTCAGTCCATGAATCTTTCTCAGATTCGCATATCGGTCAACAAGTACGTCCAACGTAGTCTGAAGCTGATTAATCGTAATGCAATCGTCCTGATGCTGTCTGTGATATTTTGCGATTTCTACAGATTCGTCGTAAAATGGTGTATCTGCCTTTTCGTCCACCTGTCTTTTTAACTCATTGTTATAAGCGCACATTTTATCCAGTTCAGCCTGAAGCTCGTTGATTTTATTTTCCTTGTCTAAAATCTCATGTTGCTTTGCTTCTCTCTCATCAGCCAACCGAACGATTTCTTCTTTCAGCTGATCTACTGTCCAGTTCTTCAAAACTTCAATTCTCATGGCATCCTCCCTTAAAGCTTAGTAAATATTTCCATGTCATAGTTATCTCTGATATAATCTGCACATTCAGACAGTTTTTCTCTAACAAATTGATCGTTTGCAATATCTGGATGTATGTTTAATATACAGCTATCCTTTTTACCGTCTTCCTGGAATTTCTTCCAATCAAAAGTCATTATGAACAATGGAATCCTTGTGAGATTTTTTGTCTTGTATCTTATATAGAGATTGAATATCTTTTTGAATACGAATATCTCTCCTATCTGATCGAACTTAAAATAATTTTATTCTTGCACTGTGGACAAACAATGTATTTTTGCTTGTACCCGAATCCAGATGGCATATTTGTAGCAAAATACTTCTCTATATTTTCTTCTTTAACATCTTCTTTTTCATCGTACTGCAACAATGCTCCGCATTTTACACATTTTATTCTTTTTAATGTTCCAGGAACTAAAATTTTAATCATTTTTTTCTCTTTCCTCCCTGTGCTTCATCTGGCATTCAATCATCTTCGCTATATTCTCACGTTCCTGTTTTATTCCATGTCCCTGACGAAACAACTCACATTCAAGGATATTTCCGCATCTGGAACATTCGTCTTTAATTTCTTTTCCTGCTATTTGCATTATTCGTCCCCACAATAAATTAAAAGGTGTTTGGCAATTTGTTTAAGTTCACTTTTTCCGTATAACCGGATTCCACTTTTTAATCCGCGATCAATCAACCAATTTGCTACCTTTATAGGGTCTATGGGCGGTTCGTTTTCCAGCTCTTTTATAATAAGACCGCCACTATTAAGAAGTTCAGACAAATCACTCATGCTTATTCTCCTCCCAAAATTCGCAAACACAATCTGGTTTTGTAAAATCAGCGCAGTGTTCACTGTCGCCGTTGAAACATACCCATGTAAAATCGTCATGTTTCTTACATGTTTTACAACACTTTTCTTTTTTGCATAATTAACACCTCAATTTAAAAAAGTCCAGTGTGCCGACTTGAACGGCATAAATCTCCCAACGAGAAACACTGGAACCGAACGAAGTAAGAGAAAAATTCCAATGATTGCAGTTCATTGGAATCGGAAAGGCAGGAATCGAACCTGCGACCTCACTTTTGTAGTGCGCTCTAACCAACTGAGCTACATTCCATACCGCTTGTCACGGCCAGTTAAAAACTGAGTTGATTTTCACCTTATATTTCATTCAACAGTGATACAATCGTATCTCTCTGAATTGATTGTGTTTTCCATAGCCTCAATCGGATTGTATCCAAGATTCTGTAATACCTGTTTGAATACTGTTACCGACTGACCGCTTGCAAGCTGTACGCCTTTTCTTGTAGCATCTGCATGGAACACATCATGTCTGCTGTTGACATTCCAGAAAATTATATTTGGAATAACATATCCGGCTTTACAGAACTTACTTTCCATTTTGTCATAGAAAGACCAGTTCTTATTTCCGCAGTAATCAATTTCCATATCGGAAATTACAACGATAGCTTTTGGCATTTCTTCTTGAGAAACATTGTTCTTCTCAGCAATATCAAGTACTTTCTCAAATGCTGCTTTGAGGTTTGTATTACCGCCCCAATCTGCATTTTCAACATTTTTTATTTTCTGGTGAAGTGTTTCACCCTTTAATGTAACAATCTGCGGATTACTAGAGAACGTCATAAACAGATTATGATATGCACCTGTATTTCTTTCAGCAAAATATATCGCCAGACCGATTGATGTTGCCATTGGTCTTCCACGCATCGAGCCAGAGACATCAGCCATAATCAGTGCGTTTGTTCCCTGTTCAATATAATCTGGAAGTGCTTTCCATTGTGCTTCAAGAACTTTATTGTTTTCTCTTCCATAAAGGATTTTCTCTACAATGTCATATGGATACAAAGTTGAAGCGTTAATTTTAACTTCTCCTTTATCGGCTTTATTGATAAATTCGCTGAATCCATCAGGATCATGTTTTACAAAGGCTCTACGATAAATCATCATTGCACGGCTTGGAACTTCTGGATATTTGATTTCAGTCCATTTACCGGCGGACATAAGGCTTTCAACGACACCGATTCGCTTTCTCATGCTACGAACCATTCTTTTGAACTCAAAAACTGAATATCCAAGTTTGTGAGCAGTTAAAATTCCAAGCTTTCTTGTTTTTGGGCTACTCGCATCGGCTGTCTTTATCCATTTTCCGAGTAATGAAATCGCACTATTTCCTGTAAGAATATTTTTCCAATCTTCCTCGAACTGATTCTTCATGACTTTCCACATATCATCTTCCAGTGGCGTTCCAATCAGTTCGTAGAGATCATCGTATCTTCCAAACACTCCAATCAAATCAAGGTTCGGTCTAAGTGCTTCTGGATGATGCTCTGCCATATAACGAATAATGGTTCGGAAAGTTTTTCTTTCTCCTAATCCCTCTCGAATATCTCTTGCGTAAAAAGCAATCTTCGTAGCAAAGAGTTTATCCTGTGCATACGCTTCTGAGAACAATGTAGTGATTCTATTCTCATCGGCATCTCTTAATGCACCAATAGTTCCGAATAAATCAAGCCTTGCATCACTTGTGGTATTCAGCGCAACTGCACCATTTTCAGTTCTTGTGAATTTACCTTCTTCTTTCATTGCGTTTGCAAAATCCATGTTTTTCTCCTTTCAGGACACGATAAAATAATTTATAGGTTATTCGCCTGAGATTTTATTTAAGAATAAGTTGCTGTAAGTGTCCCATAATTTTTTCATGATGCTTTTGGTTTTTATGATTAACAGTCATATCCAATAAAGTTGCTGTAAGCATCACATAATTGCCCCAACAGGATTTGAACCTATAAAATTGTTTGCAGTAAAGAACACAGACATGTTCCGTCGGTTTTCCACAACCGACAAACTGGGGCAGTGGCAAGGGGTGGACTCGAACCACCAACACGTACCTTGTAATGGAAAGAACGATTGCTGTAGAAGTCACGAACATGACTTACAATCTTTTACTGCTCTACCAATTGAGCTACCTTGCCATATTTACCGCCTGTAACGGTCAGTTCTCCGAAAAGAAACTGGGTTGATTCCCGCATCATATGCTTTTCGGACCGGCCTCCAGTCAACAGGATAAGCAATAACCTTTTCCCATGGGTGTTTGAGCATAGTCGCAAGTAGTTTCTGTTCTTCCATTGATATCATTGGTTTCTGCACAACTGCTTCTATGCAAATTCAGCTGAATCATAGACCGTCTGCAAGCAAACAGCATAATTCTAACCGAATTAAAGCGGAACGCCCGGAATCGAACCGGAGACCAGAGCGCGACTCTGTCAGTTTGCCACTAGCGTACATTCCACATAACCCGGAAACCCCGGGTTAGCAATATGTTTATCGTGTTATGCTTTCCACTAGGCAATTTTTCATGGCTTGGACTATCGTATTTTTGCCAACCTGACGGCTTTTTGGTAACCGTGGTATGCTCCACGGAGCTGTTTTCGGATTTTGGAAAATACTTCCTGTGTTTGTCTCTTGAAAACTTCCTGTCCTCAATGCGCGCTTATTGACGACAATTTAACTCGGAGACTACGCCGAACGGGAAATCATCTTCATCAAACAGGCTGTGCCGTTACACACCTTTCATGAAAATAATCCACATACACTCATTCAGCAGTTTTTTCTGTCCATTAAACGGATAGACAGCATATGGAAGAAATGGAAACTACAGGACTCGAACCTGTGACTTGTCGGTTATGAGCCGACCGTTCTGCCAACTGAGCTAAGTTTCCTGAGCAGAGAGCTGTTGCAGTTCAAGAACGGCTCTCTGCTGTTGCGGTTCTTTCCCTCACAACCGCAACAAAGGGATTGAGACTGTTGATTTCTGCGTTTTGCAGAATCCATCCGGGGCATTTGAAGCCCCTTTAATCATCCCCGTTGGGATAGGTGGAACCAATTCGGAGGTCATATCATCATGGAAAATAATACAACCAGCTAGGCTAGTGGGATTCGAACCCACGAATACAGCAATCAAAATACTGTGTCTTACCGCTTGACGATAGCCCATTGTTTGACCGGGAAAGTCCCGGTCTAGTGATAGAGTGATATATTTTATAAGATTTTAGAAAGCATCATGTCTATATTTGTATCGTTAAGTCCACGCCAGTTACTTCGGGAAATTATATTTCACTGACGCAGACCTAAGCTACTCTGGATGCCTCGACCTGTCAGATTCAAAGGCTTTCCCGAACCTAAGAACGATAGGTTTCTGCTTTTCTTGTATTTTCACCCGTTCAATCAGTATGGCGAACAGGGGAATTTGTATTGTGAATGCTAACCACATTGGGTTCTCCTTATAATCTAAAAATCACAACTGCATTAACCGCGAAACATATTTCCATTAATATAAATACTGTCGATGCTATTGGATTGCTTTTCTTTTCGGTTTCGTCCTGTGATATAAGAAACACTAAGAGCAATGTGAAAAACGCTATATCCAACATGACTGCTACATTTTTTGCAAGAATCATTCTTTCTGTTCCTCTCCGATCATAAAATCAAGAATCTTACCGGCAGTTTCTTCTTCTGGCTCGAATGGCAGGCCGCATGTACAGTACTTCTCAATCGCTGTTTTAAGGCTTGCTTTGAAGCCATTGTAAACTTCTCCATGTGTAAGAAGTTCGTGCCTTAAAACGGCTATTGCGTACGTAACAGTTACAGAGTTAGAATTGTTCATTCTTCAAGTCCTCCATTTCCTTTGCGCTGATTCCGACTATCCCGGCACTATCCTTACTATCTGTAGCTTTGAAGTGTGCTTTAGGATGCTGCGGGTACATGAACTCGAACATGAGGTAATTTGCTGCATCCACGAGATATTCTGTGTTTCCGGTAGAATTATATTTTTCAATACACCGTTCCATAGACGGAAGTGCCTGCACGTTCCCGGTTTTATAATTCTTCCTAGCAGGACCGTATTTATGATAGCTTACCTCGACTCGATTCTTACGAAGTTCATCAAAGCGTTCACTGTATTCTTCTGACATATAAAAACCTCTTTTTTATTTTTTTGAGAAAAATTGAGTCGGCGTTTTGCCTATCTCTTTCGGAAATATTGTTCCAATGCTTCTCTGGTGATCTGCGATACGCTTTTGCCGGTTCGGTTCTTCTCAGCTATGAGCTTTCGTTCTAGCTGATATGTAAGACGGATTCTGATTGATTCGCCTTGAGAGTTATTCTTTTTCATAGTCAGTATCCATTTTTACTGAAAGAATTGGTTTGTCACCAGTTTTTGCAAGAAGCGTAATACCTTCGCCCTCTTTCCAAGATGATGTAGCTATCTGAATATTGGAAACACCAGTTTCGCTACAAATACTCAGTAACTGCCTGGCAATGTCCATTAGTCCAGACCGAAGATATCCATCATTGTTTACTATTTTTTCCATCTTGTACCTGCCTTTCTGATATCGCCTTATTTATTTGGCAGAGAAACGGTTAAGGCTTACCGCTTGTCGTGTTGCAATCACTATCTCTGCCATGGGGAACTCTTTTTTGTTTTTTTTTGGAATTTTTTAACTCAGGTTTTCAGTTATTAAATTGCGTATGATCTGGGAAATGCTTTGGCCTGTCTGAAAGGATTTCTTTTCAAGGCGTTTTCTCATGTCATCGTTAATTCTGATTCTTATTGACTCTCCCTTTGGGTCAGTCGTAGGTCTGCCATGTGGCATATTGTTCCTCCTTATTAATGTGGGACAAAATAGCGAGGTGACTTTGCTCGGAATACTCACTCGGCGTGTATTGGGGCTTATATACACCCCCTCCCCGGTATCCATGCCGGACGCTACCAGGGAAGCCCGCCACCCCATGGGTTCCCGCTTCCCTGGCTTAACGCTGACCTTTAATGGCCTGCGGCAGTGGTCAAGGAAGAAATATATAGCAGATAATTGTCAGAATATTATATCTATAAGAAAAACAACAGTTTTTTATATAGATTAATGTACATATTGCACAATTTGAAGAATTGTGTTTGTATATATTACACAGTTTCTACTAATTTTCCTTGTTTTCGTGCCGTTTGTCCGTGAGTCCTGTACATTTCCGGGCTCTTGATGCGTCCTATCTTGCCTCACTCTCCTGCCAGCAAACCGCCAAACTCTTCTTTGATCTGTTCCAGACTCTCCCGTGGTTTATCCTGCCGCTGGCTTGCCTGTACTGGTGCCGTTTCTGCCATGCCGTCAACAGCCTTGCAAAGGAATATGCCACCAACGTTCCCGGAAGCTGCGCTTTTATATCGTCCGAGTGCACATTCATCTTGCCATTTTTTAATCGTGTCGGAGCGTGAGAGGTTTAGCTTTTCACAATAGTCATCAGCTCTGCACTCTCCTTTCGCCCATGAATAAATTGTATCCCTGTGAATGCCAATCAATAGTGCATATTCTTCTATTGTAGGCTTTTGATTATATTTATATACTAACTCTGTATAAGCTTCCCATATCTCATTAAGTACTGTTATACTCTCAAGTATATCTCTGCTAAATCCAACATGTTTATTTATATACTTGATCATACCTGTAAACTGATTACTATTTGGCTTATGTATTTCTTCTTGGTCATACAGTGAATCAACATACTCATCAGCATAATAATTAATCGTACTAGTGTATACTTCTATTCCCTGTTCTGTTACTGTTGTATTACTCTTTTTCACTGTATCACCTCCAAAAAATTGAAATAAAAAAAAGACGACAAAAACACGTTCGCAGATACATTCCGGGGCCTTTCTAAATCCCTTTCTTCTTTCCGATCTGCTCGGTTTTAATCGTCTTCTAATAGTCTTAATTATCATTGTTGCCTTTCGGCGTATTCAATTGTTGATTCTGTTTTATCACATTTTTATATTACTTGTCAATAGTCTATTAATTTTATTTTTACCGTTACATTTATCTTAATTAACTATTTGTCTATACAGTACTGTATAGCATATATATTAATAAACTCTAGGTCTCTAGAATCTAGGACGGGATTATAAAAACAGTTATTATATACTTATACACTCTGTAATACTGTCATTTTCCAGTTATTAAACACAAAAAGCCAGACCTTCCGGTACTTTGTCCGGCTTGATCTGGCTGATTAAGCAATATTTTTTTCACGCTCTGGCTTGTAGCTCCCGTCCTGAGTTCCATCGCCTGTCGTTGATTTTATTTTATCCACATCGGTTTTAAAAATCAAGCCCCAAAATAAAAAAATTTTTGCTTGACAACTTCGGCGGTTTTGTGATATATGTGTTATAACAGCTTCGGCGGTGGGGCTGTTGCCGACTGAGTGCCGCGCCGTCGTTACGCCGCCAGAATAAGACAGCAAAAGCCCCCGGGACTATCTCTCAGGGGCTTTTTAAAAAACAGTTGCGAGCTTGATGTAATCCTCCTTATTTTTGCGTTCCAATATGGTTCTACTTTAAATAATGTAAAATTTTATAATACTTTTTACATTCCAATATGGGACTACTAAACTCTATTCTATTATACCACATATAAAAGTGATTTGAAAGTTAATTTTCAAATCAGCTCTGTTTTCTTTTCCTCCCTTATCTGTTCTTCATATTTTTTTATGAGCCATTCTGGGACCGGTTCGTCTCCGTCGTCACCCCTGTATTTGATCGGGTCAATATTGTTTGTGAAGCACCACTCCCAACTATTATACTCATCACCGCCTTTTGATACGACGTAAAATATATCGTATTCGCTATCTACAAATGCCATTGTGTCTGTTGCGTTCATTGTATATAACATGATATACATGTTTCT